TTAGAAGCCGAAAATTTTACCTAAAACACTGATTCCGTTTTCTACGATACCTACGATGCTTGTACCCATTTTACCCCAGTCTTTATCTTGTCCTGCTTGTACTGCTGCTGCAATTGCTTCTGCTAATTTTTGCATATTTATCTCTCCATTTCTCTATAATTTTTATGATTTAAACTAAGTTTTAAAATAAACGTTAAATTAGAAACCAAAGATTTTACTTAATTCAGTTACACCGTTTGAAACGATATCTAAGATACTTGTACCTAATTTAGTCCAGTCTTGGTTTTGACCTGCTTCAATTGCACTTTTAACTGCGTTTGCGATTTTTTCCATGATATTTATCTCCTTTGTATTGTTTATTTATATTAATAAAATGTTGTTAGTCGAACTTAGAATCCGAATAATTTACCTAGAATGCCAACACCGTTTTCTACGATACCTACAATGCTTGTACCTAATTTAGCCCAATCTTGGTTTTGGCCTGCTTGAACTGCATCTGAAATTGCTTGTACTAATTTTGACATTTAAATCGCTCCATTCTTTTAATTTTATATATTTAAATTGTTTGATTTTTAAATTTAGAAACCAAAGATTTTACTTAATTCTGTAACACCGTTTGAAACGATATCTAAGATACTTGTACCTAATTTAGTCCAGTCTTGGTTTTGACCTGCTTCAATTGCACTTTTTACTGCGTTTGCGATTTTTTCCATGATTACTATCTCCTTTATAATGTTTATTTATATTTTCAATAAATGTTATATGTGGAAACTTAGAATCCGAATAATTTACCTAAAATGCCAACACCGTTTTCTACGATACCTACAATGCTTGTACCTAATTTAGCCCAATCTTGGTTTTGGCCTGCTTGAACTGCATCTGAAATTGCTTGTACTAATTTTGACATTTAAATCGCTCCATTTCTTTTTATTTAAAGTATTTAAATCTTAATGTATGAAATTCAATAGATACATTAAGCTATTTCTTAAAACCAAAAACGATTAATTGGTAAGTTTTTGTTTACCTATCGTTTTGTTACTTATACTATATAGTGATTTATGCTATTTGCGTTCTATCTTTCTTAACTTATAAATTAGACATCAAAACTGTAGACCTTTGATTATATAAAACACACTTAGGCATTCAAATATGTTGTGCAAAATCTGACAATTCTGCAAACGTTTACAATACCTTTACATTAGCTTTATATTTCTTTAAAATTCACCTTGTTTTATAAACGCTTTAACCTACTAAGAGACCATTGCAAGTCTAGGATTCTCAATACAACCATTTATTTAAACAGACAAGTGAATATACTCTAGTCCTTTTCAACTATTTAATTAATCGTAATGTTGGTCATTGCAACTTTATTAATTTCTGTATTTCACTATTTATCATGGTACTTTTATTTAGTAATTGGATTGAGTATATGAATAATAGATGAGAATAATTTCAACACTTGTGATCTATTTATTACTTTATTCATAAATGTTTATAGTTTGTTCATAGTTGCTTATAATGCATCCTATTGGTTCTATACATTTGATTACTTCTGCGTCCATATGGCTTGAAGATATTAATTCAATTGCTCGACTTTATGTGTTATTGCACTTGCACATCGTCGATATGAGTTACAAATACACATAATTAGTGAAAAATATAAACTTTTTTTATATTAAAGCTATTGCTAAATAAGGTTTCTTTAGCTATAATAATTCTTGTGTTAAAAATTCATGTCCTGGTAGCTCAGCTGGATAGAGCAATGGCCTTCTAAGCCATCGGTCGGGGGTTCGAATCCCTCCCAGGACGCTATTAATCGAAAATTAAACACTTTTCGAAATTAAGAACCCCATAACGACGGGGTTCTTTTTATTTTGTCTATTAATAACACACCATATAATACAAATTTTTAGGGACTTTTTAGGGACCCGAGTCCCTCGCATAAAAAACCACGCTCATAAGAACGTGGTTTGTATTTTTTTCGAACATTACGCATAAAAAAATAACCGTACCTATTAAGATACGGTTACTAGTCCTCTTTTCTTCTTATATTATTTACTGTAGCGTTAATCATACTTACCACTATGTTTCCCAAAGATAAAGTCCCAATAATGCCTGCTGCCCATTCTTTTCCAAATATACCTAATACTACTGATCCTATAATCCCCGCGATGGAAATAATCGTACTTGAATTAATTCCTTTTGTCGTAATTGAATCATTACTTTTGTAGTACTTTTCTTGCTCCACAATTTCTAAGTTCATTCTATGCTGCTGGTTCTTTTCAGCCATTTCCATAATCCTGTTAGCTGAACCTGGTAAAACTTCTTCATATTTTTTAAAATCCTCAGGGTCTGGAAGAGGTCCACTTTTAGTTAAAGAAATTTCACGTGCTATAATTTCGCGTCTTTCATCACTATTATTAGCATTCTCTAGTTTTCTTTCTAACACTTCTGCATCGTTAGACTGTTTTGTATCAGTATCCATGATTTAGTTCCTTTACTTTTGGATATGCGTTTAAAGCTTTTTGCATATCTGCACCTGTAGCGTACCAATCACTTTCTAATTGATTTATATCACTTCTCGATTGTAAGCTATTTTTACGTAATTCATTTCTTTTTTTACCATAATATCCATTCATATCTCCAGAAATCATGTATGCTGTGGCTATTGTTTTGAAAATTTTTTGCATAAAGATCTCCTCCTAATATATTTACATATTAATATGTAAACGTAAAAATAACAACAAATTTATGATTATAAAATTAAAAATGGGCACAACTACTTAAAAAGGTACGATATTTTATAACATAAAAAAACAGGGACAAGCACTGTTATGCTTATCCCTACGAACTAATAGTGAAATGTCATCTGAGTGTATTATACTAGCATGTATAAACTTTGACAAGGTTATTGCAAATTAATTAAACATATTAATATACTTCTATGATTCTCAATCGCTCGTACCATATCCAACCGTTATTATTTCTAGAATAAACACGACACCAACCGTCTTTAACTTCAAATACATAGAATTGGTTATAACCTGCTCTATATACGTCGTTTGTCGTATACCATTCCTTACCTTTAAATTTAACTAAAGTGGCTCCGTAATGGTCAACTCTTGCTCTAAATTTAGCTTTAGAAGATTTCTTCATCGTTTTAGGTGGAATGCTACCAACTTTTAATCCAGTAGTGCTATCTAGTTTATTTTTCTGATTAACTATTTGTTTATTCGGTTTATTCGCTAATTTACTTCCACCTGCTGTTTTATAAATGTCTTTAACGATAAGACGTTCATACCATACAAAACCGTTATTGCTAGCACTGTATACTCTAGCCCAACCGTCACGAATTTCATAAATATAGAATACGTCGCCCGGTTTATATTGTTCATTTGTTGTAACCATCACATTATTGTGGTTAGGTCTACAAATAGTGACACCTGCGTTATCAGCAATTGCTTTGAAATATGGTTGATTACTCCAAGTTAATTTTTTAGGTGGACGTTTGTTAACTGTAATTGAACTGTTAGATTGACGTTTTGTCGCTTTAACTTCTTTAATATCTGTTAAATCTACGCTATCATCAGCAAAGTCTGGAACAATGAAGTGGGTTAAGCCTGTATAATCATCTTCACGCAATTTAGCTGGTGTATTGGCATTTCCATCATAGTTTTGCTCTAAGATTGTGAATGTATTTGTACCACCTGAATTATCCCAAACTAAGCCTGTATGCCCCCATTCTCTATAAATATCTTCAGTATACACTGCAATAGCACAAATAGGAGGAACATAATTCCTTGTATTTTTAACTACTTTCCAACCTTTAGGCATAGCATTTAAAGTATGCAATTCTTTGGCATTACCATAAAATCTTACGCCACCTGTCACATGATATATGAAGTCTACAACGACATCAGCACATTGAAAAGCATACATATTATCAAAATCTACAAACTGACCTTTCAGACTGTGCATGTATTCAATCGCTTGTTTATACTTAACCACACTTTTGGGCGAAGGTGTCGGCTTTTTGCTTGTTTTCGTTGATAATTTCTTACTTGGTGCAGGTTTAACGCCATTAATGTATTTAGCAATCTGTTTATCTAAATGCTTAACGTTTCGTGAATATCCACACGCTTCTAATAAGTTACCAGGATCAATTTTATCTGCTTGAATATCTTGGTGACCTGGCACTTCGGTTTTGTAATCAATATCCCAATAATTACATAAATAAGCTAAAATACGTGCCATATTATCTAACGACTTACGTGAACGTTCTTGACTACTAGGGAAGTAACTACCTTCCACGCCAAACGCTACATCATTTGCATCAGCGTTATACCATTGATTGTCTGTCGGTGTATTGTATAATACATGCCACGCTTTTTCTGTTACTGGAATACATACGATACACTCTTTGTCGTCAACGAATATGTGAGCGCTGGCAACAATCGACCAATCAATCATATAAGTATTTTTATAATAATTTACATTCGTTTGTGCCGTTGTATGAGGATTTCCAGTATCATGCGCTACTGCAAATAAGGGTTTTTTACTTGTTAAGGGTTGCCCACTTCTACGTGTTCCAATAGGCAAAAAATCATATTTAACTGGGACGCCATTCCATTTTTCTACCATTATGCACGACCTCCACCAATTTTATTATTTTTATCTTTAGTTGATCCTGTACGTGTTCTAACTGTTTCCCAAATACCAGTAGCCATTAGCCCACTTATCAAACCAGCAAGCAATCGACCACCAATTGATAATTCAGTAACAATTTCAGGAATAAACGCTGTAATGCCACCTAAAACGATACCAATACCGATAGCAATTAAAGGCACAATATTTTTTGATACGCCAGCTTGCTTAACTAATTGTGTTAATGCAATTGTTATAACTGAAATTACTGTTGCAAATGCAATAATACTTTCCATTTAATCCACTCCTTAATAAATTAAAAAGCCGACACCTAAGTGCCGACTTAGTTTAAATATTCTTTTACCGCATATTCAATCGCTTGTGCGTATTCATACATCACAGCACGCCAACGATATCTGTCTTCTCTTACTTTTCTACTGAAATCATTATTACTAAAGAATGATTTACGTTGTTTGGTTGATAACTCAAGTTGAACACCTAAACCTGTTTTAGTCTTATTTGTGATGTTGTTAGGTTTAGCACCGCCTAAATTAGTTGGTGCGTCTTGTACATCAAAACCACGATTAATTAGGTTATGTTTGATAAGTGCTTTTAGTTCTTCGTTGCTACCGCCAATTAAAGTTCGAGCATACTCGTTATCAGCGTAACCATGTACAGAAATTGAGTAATCAATATTTCTCATTAAGTTAAGTAATTCTGGGTTATCATAACGAGTAGATGTAACATGCAATTTTACATTGCCACTTGGTAAATTACCTTTAAATGTGAAATAGTTACAATCTAACTTTTGAGAAATGAGTAACGCGAGTTCGGATGAACCAGCTTCAATACCACCACCATGTGGCGCAAAACTAAGAATATTGCTTTTGTTTGTATTCATCTCGATTGACCAATCATTTTCTTTACCTTGTAATTCAATCATTGAACTATATAAGTCTGACACGATCCTTCACTCCTTATTCAAAATAAAAAGCCGACCTAAAAAGGTCAGCTTGTAGTTATTATTCTTTAATGACATCTTGATACTCTTGTCCAGTTAATTCCTTGAATTCTTCTTCTGTAACAAAACCACGTTTTACAAATAAAGCAAATTGTTCTTCATTATATAAGCCCATTTTATAATATCTAATACCTATGTTACGCATTAATATCACTCTCCAAAACTTGTAATGTTAAACTAGCCATATCATTCTGTAAATTTACTACTGTATTTTGTGTTTCCATTAATTGTAATGTTAAATCAGCTATTAAAACATCTTTATCATCAGGTGTTTCTTCCACTTCAATTTTAGGCTGTTGTTCTAACCACTCTTCATATGATGTTCCTATCCATTTTTTGCCATCAAAATGAAACGGAGAACATATCCCTTCTGGTGGAGCAATGTCAGTCCATTGCTCCTCTGGATATTCTAATTCTCCATCTTTATTCTCCATGACTAGAAATGATGTTCCATCATAAAAATAAATTTGTTTTGTTTTCATATCCTCCACTCTCCTATTATGTTATTGTTCCTTCGATAGAATAAACACTGTTAGAATCTACTGTGCTATTGGGTTCTAAGGTTATTTTTAGCTCTCCGTTTGAATTTAAAGTTATATTATAAATGGTCATCGTATTAGTATATGAGTTTATACTTGCTTTTGTGTATTGTGTATATCCACTTATTTTTTGTGAAATGTTCGTTGGTAACTTTGCAAACACCATCGTTTTTGAACTGATATTACTAACTGCTCCGTTAATAAATAACATGCTAGTATCATTTATAGTAACAAGTCTATATTTGGGTTGGTTGTCCGACCCAGCTTGTTTTGTTCCATTAATTAATGGAAGAGGAAGCCACCCAGTGTCAATATAGTCGTTACTCAAGTTTTTCCATTCTATCCAACCAATTGATTCTGAATAAGTTTTAATATATAAATCGTTACGATTATACGAAGAATAATATATTTTTCTACCATTTCCTTCGTTCTTTTGTATAAAAACATATCCCGTAGCTCCACTAGGAGAATCTTGAGCTTTTAGGTTAAAATAAAATCCCGATTTTGCAGATAAAAGATTATCATTAGTCATTGGATTACCATCATAAAAATTAGTTATTTGATTACCACTATCATTAGTTAATTTATGTTTTTGCCAATTTGTAAAATCGGGTAAAGTAGGTGTTTCTCCTGGTGGACCTGGAGGTCCTTGTTCACCTTGTAAACCTTTTTCTCCAGTATCCCCTTTAGGTCCCATAGGACCTGTTGGACCTGTCGGACCCATTTCACCATTAATTCCATCTGCACCTTTATCACCTTTTGGCCCTTGTGGACCAGTATCGCCTTTGTCACCTTTAGGACCTCTGAAGCGTTCAATGTCTTTTAAAAGAATTCGTTCAACAATATCATCTAGCATATCAACATGAACTTCTTTGCCGATTGCTTTTGTGATACCACTATCGTTTACTTTGAAATAGAAATCTGCCACATGTGAACTATCATCAGTCAAATTGCTACTATCAATTAAGAATAATTTTGCTTGTACACGTCCTACATGTCTTGTTACGTAATCGGATACGTTGTAACGTACATATCCTTCTTCTGCTTTTACTACTTCTAATTCTTCATTAGTAAAAATAGAGTTATCTTCAGTAATTAGATGTAATACAGGTTTGAATGATGTTTGATTTAAATTAACTGGGATAAATTCTTTATTTTCACTAAAGATATTACGTTTTTTTATGTGAATATCTAACGCTGCAGTAGAGTTATCCATTGTGTAGAGATTGACATTGATGTTACCTAAATCAATACCACGCTCATCTATACGAGCTGTTACTTCACCTTGTTTAAACGTCTCCATTTAAACACCTCTTTTAAATAAATTTAGGACCACACGCTGTCAGCATGTAGTCCTATGTTTGTTTGTATCGGTCACGTATAAAGTGTTCACCTTTTAGACCAATTTCATCATATAAACTTTTAATTGTATTTGCTTGATGTTGCGCCCAACGTACATCAGTAGCATATTGATGATTGCCGGGACTTTGTGGGTTCCAACGCATTCTATATAATGTTTGTTGTCCTTGATCGATATATCCTCTTCTAACAAACTTAGCTCCACCGATGATAGCTTTAGAAGGAGTAGTCCAACCTTGATTTCTAGCAAATGTCATAGCGTAGTTAGGGTTGCTGTCATAAGCAGCAATACCGAAGTAGTTATAAACGCCGTAACGTCCGCTAGCGAAAGCGGAACGACCATATCCACTTTCTAAGAATGCATGTGCAATTAAGTAGATTTCATTCACGTTATATTTCTTACAAGCTGAAGCGAAAGCTTTACCTTGTCCGGACAGAGTACCTTTACCTTTGAGTATTTTATTTAACTTGCTTACTGATATGCCTTGATATTTACCTAAGTTAAGCATTTGATATTTCTGAGTTGAACTGTTCCAAATCTCTAAACTGTTCATCGCTTTTAATGTAGCCGTTCGACTAGCATTGTACCAACCTGTACCGTAGTTGATTTGTGGCCATTTTGTCATTTGAATATCAACCGCTCGTTTAAATGAGTAATTACTGTAAACAACCATAACTTTAGGCTTACTAGATACTTTTTTTCTTGACGACGATGATGAAGATGAAGATGAGTTTTCTTTCTTCTTAACTTTAATTTTAACTTTAGTTGTTTTACCATTTCTCACTTCTTTGAGTATCTTGTTTTTATCTTTGTATAACCCAAGTAGTGCTTTTTCAACCCTGTCAAGAACCTTAGAAGAAGGCTTACCGTCGATTAGAGGGTCAAAGTTACCATGTTCCATAACGGTACGCCATAAGTCGTCAGTAACCTTCACTGATGATTGTTTAATTGGAATTTTATACCTTTGTAGTTGCCCAACGCCAAATATGATTGCGTGTAGTTCGTTAAGTAAGAAATCTGTTTTGGTATCGCTGTAATCTCCACACACTTCAATCACAATATGGTCAGGTTCACTAGGCACTTTGATATCTGTATATCGTGGTTGCCAGATGTGATGACGGTCAATGTAGAAGTGTGGATATTCATCGTTAGAAATGTATTTGTTTCTGTCATAATACATCTGTTGTACAGAACACATTGTTCCGGCATTCTTGACTGATATACCTTTAGGCTTACGAGTTCTTAATTCTCCATGAGCAATTCTGTGGGGGATGAATGTAGGAAAATCAACATTCTCATCATCTTCTGCGGTTACTGTAATAATCTTTCGTTTTTTAAGTGGTTCTTTTTTAGTTTTCGGTTTCGGTCTGTCTGAAGAATCGCCTTTGTCATTAGATGGCTTTGTATCCTTAGGTTCTTCTTTATAAGGTGGTCTGACAAAGTAGAGACTACCACCGTTACCGCTATAACTATGCTTAACAACCGCTGCTTTACTACCGTAATAACTATTTGCGTTAATCCAATTCTGGTCTACCGCCGTATAGCCATTCTTATCACTAGGACCGACTACAATGTTAGTATGTCCAGCCCAACCATAAGTGTATACTGCTACATCGCCAGGCTTCGGAACGAAACCAGGTCTATATTTATATATCTTCCATGTTCTATTAGGATATTGTGAACGTCGTGCCATCGCATTAGCATTACCCCATGTTCTGAATCCCCAATATCTTTCAAAGATGTAGTTAGGTAAGTCCCAACACTGATAGCCATACGCACCGTCAATATTGACACCTAATCTATTTTTAGCCAACCACTTCGCCCAAGACGCAACTTGTTTAGCGGTTGGTTTGCCGCTTGAAGGTAAAATTGCCATTTATCCACCTTCCTTTTTTGCATAATAAAAAGACGGTACATAAGTACCGCCTTAAAAAAAATACTGCGCTAACCCAAAGGCACCGACTATGATTGTTCCAGCAGTGCCTATGAGAGCCACAGTAATTTGTACGCTATTCTTCTGTTTTTCTGAGATCGTTCCTTCTAATCTCCCGATATCATCTTCATGATTTTTGACAACAAACTTTATCTCTTTAATTGCATCCCATTGTTTATTGTTAGTATCATTCAATTGTTTCATTTGTTTGTTCGTATCTTTCTGAACTTCAAACGATTGTCTTTGATAGACGTTTCCTTCTGCAATCTTTTCTTTCAATTCATTGATGTATCTTAGGTTCTCGTCATCGCCTTCTTTTATCTTCTCGAGGATATTCTCTCGTGATATGCGCCATTCTTCATAAGTAACGTATTTATCTTCTTTCATAGATGTCAGCACCTCCGATGAACCCAATCACAAGACATACTGCTGATAAGATGCTGAATTGAATGGTAGACAACCAATTGATAGCGTTATAGATGCTTGCCGATGTCATTAGGAAATAAAGGATAGAACATCCAAATCCGCCTATTAATAATAAATAGTTGCAGACGATACTTGTACTTTGTCTTGGTAAAAAGAATGCAGCAATTATTAGCAACGAGCTAGCAACCATGATAATAACGCCCCACACCCAAATTGGCATAATGTGATGTAAAGCGACGTAAAAATCACTATCACCTAGAACATCATCTTGCCTTTGGGTGAAGAAGAAACCTCTCGCAAAAGTAAAAGCGCCTAAACCTGACAAAAGAATGAAGTTGAGAACTTCATTAAAATTGTACTTCAATAATCAGCACCTTCTTTCTATTGAGTTTCGTCTGTATCATTTTCTTCAGTATCTACGTCGTCTGCAATCATTCCGTCTTCTTCGTTAATTCCAAGGTCTATTTCTCCTATTCTTACACCTTGAGTAGCATCGTACCAACTTCCCCAACCCGTTGTACTTCCCATCATATTACGTGAGTAAATTCTGTGTCTGTTGAATGGTAAGAACAATACTTTCTTATAGCTAGAACTTCTTGACATAACGAATAAGTAACCACTTTGATTATCAGGGTCAGGTGAGTTAACTGGATTATACGCATAATAGAATCCTGAAGACTCGATGCCACTCATAGTGTGTAAGTCAGGACTATCGATTCTTGGAATATAACCGTCATTATCAGTGAATGCGAAACGTTGTAATGAAGCGTTAGCTACTGCTTCGTCGACTTTTTCTTTAATGATTGCATCTAAACCTGGTATCTCAGTAGGTTCAGACGGAGTAACGTCTCCGACATTAGCTTTACCGTCTAATTGTGCAGTTAGTTCTTCGTTAGTTGGATAATTTGCAAGTAGTGTATTTAATTCATCGTCAGTAACGAAGTTTTCTGTGCCGCTTTCCAATTCCGCAAGAGTTTGTGTTACCTTTTCATCAAGTGCGTTCGATCTGTCTGTAAGCTCTTGTTGTGTTTTATCGGCGAATGAATTCATCTCACTCTTCATATCATTAATTTGAGTAATGAGAGTGCTTTTTTGTGCATTTACAAACGCAGTGAATTCAGCTTGAGCTTCTTCTATATCTTTAAACTTTTCCGAAACAGCGTCTATTTTTTCTTTAAAGTTATCGATTAAATCATCAATCTCACGGATGTAACCGATTTTGATATCTGCATCAATCTGATTAATCAACGCATCTTTTACATAAAATCTAAACTCGTTTAATACAACTGTATCTTTACGACCAACCGCTTTGATATAAATTTGACCTGTTACGTAAGTGTCTGTTGCAGATTTTAAGAATTCGTTATCTAAAGTAAGTCGAATGATACCTTGCATCGGGTCGATATACTCAACTTCAACACGGCCAGTTGACGAACCGTTGTCAGATACGAAGTAAGCATAAACACCAGTGTTTACATCACTGATTTCTAGTGGATAATCTTCTTTTCTCACTTGGAATGTTAAAACTGCTGTGTTGATATCCATGTTATAGAAAGCAACATTTTCATCAGTAATAGGTTTTAAGCGTGGCTCGTCAATAACCGTGAGTTTAGCTTCTTTTTTCATGCCATCCATTTAAAAACCTCCTTATTTTCTGCGTATAATATCATTACGAACATCATATGCTGCTGGTTTATTTGGATAAATTTGTTTAAATGTTTGCTCTTTTTGGTTGCCATATCCTGTTGAAGTAAACATTTGAACAGCATTATGAGAATGACTAGGCGTGAATTTGATATTGAGTACCATATTCAATATTCTTGCATAACCTTCTTTTCTCATTACATCTACGACCGCCATAACTTCGTTTGTACGTTTAACGTTGTCTGGTGATGTTGTGGAGAATTGAACGGGTGCTACCGCATGTAATGGAATGGTATGAGTGCCAGCTTTTAATTTATGTTCAATTTTGAACAATTGACGTTTTCTTGTTTTTCCATTACCACTAAACGGGTTGTAGTTTTGCGCTATACCTGGGTTGACACCAAAAGTAGTGTCTTTAGTGAGTTCAACCGTTATTGATCCATTCAGTTCGACAAAACCATTTGCAGTAACTTTAAATCGTTGTTGCGTCATCAACATACGTTGATATCCTTCTTTAGCGATAAGTGAGAATGGTTTAACACCAGAGTTGTTATAACGACTGCTGTATACAAATGATTTAACGATAGGTTCGTTTGATGTTCTTCCGTTTTGTCCATTGTATAAGCTAGACAATCTTAAGAGGATATTCCCTAAGAAATACACACTACGCCACATTTCTTCCGGTCCTCTAGGTTTACCAGAACGACCTTCATATACCTCAGGTAAGAATGATGTAATACCTTTCGTAACACCAACCCAGTTACTGAATGAAGCTAATGTACTTGAACCCCAAGTGACATAATCGCCATAATCTGACATTTCTGTTAAGAGTTGTGTCATTTCGTTGTTAGGTTGATTTGCAAATCTAGGGTAGAATAAGCAATAATCACTAACTTGAGATACGATGTTGTGGCAGTCCATATGTGCTGTAATTTCATCTAAACTTTCAACGAGCGCTTTCAAGTTTCTACTTTCACGTTCACTAAATACTTTAGAACCTTTATAATTCTTACCACTAGAACTTGTACCCTTACCATTTTCCCAGTAGTAATCAAAGTTACGGTTTAAATCGACATTATTTACATTTTCACGTTCTTGATTAGCAAAGCCCCATGGATTTGCTATTGGAACCATGACAATACGCACGTTTTTACGTAAATAAGCGAGTTGTGGGTACTTTTCCCATTCATTTACAACTAGGTTCATAAAACGACTCATAGCGTAGAACGCACTGTACTCGTTACCATGAATACAACAAGTGACTAATACAGTTTTGCTGTAATGTTCTGGCTCAAATGTATAACTATATACGTTGTATGTGTTTGATTGGTCTTTACCAATATACTTTTTGAAACAATATTTATTATCGACAAACACATCATAAAAAGCTTTTAAATTTTCAGTTGGATCGTTACTTAACGGCGTTTCGTTTACACCACGTTCAGCACTTTTCATGTAAGGTGGATTAAATAAATATGCAGGGTCGTCAGTAACGTTCAACAACTTATCTGTTTCTTCTTCAATGCGTGAAAAATCGTGTTTTAGACGTTCAGACAATAATGGGTGACTTTGACCATCCATAGAAACACGACTGTCACGCACCTCTTGTTGTCCATTTCCTAAATTGCCTAATACTAAATTTCTAATACGTTCATTTTGATAATGAAGTTCTTTACCAACCGTAATACTAGGACCCGTAGGAAGTGTATGTTTAATTTGTTCAGATGTGTGTGCTTTCTTCTCTCTTCGACCATGTCTGTCTAATATCATTTCGATATTTGTTAACATATCTCTTGTGGCAATAAAATTTAACTCATTTTCTCTAACAAAACGAGCACCAAAGATTGTATCTAAATCGGTATATATCGTTTTTCTCATGTCAGACCTCCTACTTTAGTTTTAAATTACCATTGGAATCTACAACGAATTCAGCATTACTCAAATCAACAGCTGTACCGTCTTCTTTAGTAATCCTCATACCTCTACCTTCGCCTTCTTGTTGGCGTTGTGTAGTTCTAATAGCTGCGTTTGTCTTGGCAGTTGTTACTTTATATGTGTTGACGAAACTACTTCGTCCTCCTAATCCACCAACTGCCGCCGCTGCTTCACTTACACGCTTTTTATATCTATCCACACGTTTGAAATCTCCTAGAGTAACGTCTTGTTTGACAATAACATTGTCTTTATCCCTTACTGTTTTTACATCAACGATACGAACAAATTCATTAATACCTAATATGGAGTGGTTAATCTTAACGATATCAGCTACTTTAGGAACAGCGTTTGGATAGTGTCTATTCAGAGCAATGAAATCTAAACTAATTGATGTTTTAACTGAACTTTCGATTAATGATTGAAGTTTTTGGTGCATCACTTCTTCATCTTTGATACGACCATCCTTAATTGGTGGCGCATCATAACGACCATAGTCTTTCATATCAGGGTGCTCAAATTTCATAATGAGTCCAGCCCCTTTAATACCATCATCATCATCATAATCACCGTAACCAACAGCGTATGTGTATAACTCACTACTATCTTCTTCAACCTTCATATTATTAGCATTGATTTCGTCGTCTATGTGATAAGTAGCATCTTTACTCAAAAAAGGCGTGAATACGAATATGTAAGTCTTTTTCTTGCTATCGAACTCAATGTCGAATTCTACATCGAAGTGACTACAAAATTTCTTAATCAAATCTTCTAAACTTTCACCTTCGCCAGCATCTTCAAATCGAGATGAACCAAGGGAACCATTTATTCTATACTGCAATTTAGTACCGCTGAAAATACGTCTAAGGAAGTTATTGGCTGTAAAACTACCATCTATCGTATCGTAAACACGAGTGTGTTTAATGATATCCAGTGGTTTATAACGACAAGAAACAGACACACGTTGTTTCTTACCATGTGTCTGTCTGTCGATAATAAATACTACATATTCTCTTTTATCTTTAGGACCTTGTACTCTTGAAATTGTCCATCTTTTTTGTAAACCTCTGACAATTTGATAATTAAACTCATCTTCGACAATTTCAAACTGTAATACCATGTCAGAACCTAGTTTAGATGTTTCGGTAGTAGACACGTTCAACGGAATACTACGTCCTCTTATTGGACTAACTAATATTGACATGTCTACACCTCACAGATAATAAAATTTCAAGTCAAATGTTACTGATTTAACTTGTTGATTAAATTCAAAGTTATTCCAACCGGGATAAAACTTTGGTTGTGCGTTTGACGCTAGATCATTAATAGGAATACCGTTTCTAAACGTCTGTACACCATCATAGACAATCTTGTCGCCTTTTTTTAAGTTAGCCCCTTCAATTGTCATAACATCACTGCTACCTAGCGTAAATTGGAATATCTCTGATGCTTTAACACTTTTTCCTAATACAATTGTTACTTTTTTGAATAAGTTGAATTGGTCATTAGGTACATTACCGTGATAGTACACCGAACTGTTATATACATTAGTGAATGTATATTTACGACGCATATTTTCTTCGTCAAAAGGAATTAACATATCATTCGACCACAATTCTCTATCAGGTCGTTTCTCTAATGCCAATGACGTTCCAATACTTTCGGCAAATGGAAGTTCTACTGTTTCAAATTTAATTGAGAAGTTAATTTTACGCCCGTTCTCTTCGGGTACGATTACATCCGAACACATAACTTGATATTGTTTACCATTAACATAGTGATTATTGTTAAATGGCTCATGATTAAACACTAAATTGTTGTATTCGTCTATATCTTGGTAGTCATCTTCAGTAGGTTGTATGAAACGATAGTTAAGTGGAACTGTCCGTCTTAACTCTCTAATATAAATAGGTTCATTACTATTAGTTAGCGAGTAAAACTCATCTCGTAAACGTGAGTTGTCGTTTAGTTTAGTAGAAACCACATAGCAATCAACTGTAATAGTTCGTTTACGATACTGACTACTTAGAAGAATACGACCACTTGTATTTTCTTTTTTCTCATAATCTGTTTCTTTTTCAATACTTTCAACGGTAACATTCGTCACTTTGAAACCGAAGTCGCCCAAAGTATAACGTTGTCCGTTTCTTTTCTTAATTTCTATATCCATTGAACGACCTCCTTAGAATGAAAATACCGTATCATCATTTGCAGTTTGACCATTCACAATCGTTGCTAATGCTTCGTTGTTCACGTCCATTTCAATACGAACAACACGTTGTGAAGGGTTTGTTTGAACAGTATGTGTATGTTGGACTTGAGCGTTCATATTAGCGTTTACTTTCTTCATGTTAGTTGTAATATCTGGAATTGCTAAGTTGGTATTAAATGCGTCTGTGATTGAGTTAGCCATGCTACCCATGCCACTGATAACATTTTTACCTTCTTTATTAATTCCGATGCCTAAACCTTCCATAGTCCATACACCAAACTGTTTAAATAACTTAGAAGGTGAACCGATGTGTAAAGCACTTTTAGCGGCATTTACAGCGCCCATAACAACGTTTTTTGCCGCAGATGCAACTTGACCAGCCATCGCTTTAATGCCGTTAATTAGTCCCATGATTAAATCACGACCAACTGAAACCATATGACCTATAAAGCTACGAGCAGCACTTACTGCATTTGATACACCTGACGTTACTGAACTAACCACATTAGACATTCCTGAAATGACAGAATTTACAATTCCGGACATTGCAGAACCAACTGCGCTAAGCATGTTAGAAAAACCACTTGATACAAAGCTAACCGCTCTTGATACTGCGTTAGTAATAAAACTAACGATTGATGACCAAATGCTTGAAATAAAGCTAGAAATGGCACTCATGATTGATGAAGTGACACTCATTAGCGACGACCAACCACTTGATACGAACGAAATGATGCTTGATACAATCGAAGTGATAATACTAACAATAGCTGACCAAATAGCGCTTATGAATGCAGAAATTGCAGACATGATTGCGCTTGTTACTGATAAAAGTAAACTCCAACCAGCTTGAACGAAACTTACTATACTTTGAACCACTGTTGTAATCACAGTAACTAACGTAGTCCAAATTGTTTGAGCAACTGTAACAAGCAACGTCCAGAAAGTTTGAGCTACTGTAACAATGGTTTGCCATATAGTTGATAAGAACACACCTAATGTTTGGACTACCGTAACGATTGTAGTAACAATCATTTGCCAAATTGTGGAAGCCACTGTGACTAAAGTCGTCCAAATCGTTTGAGCGGTAGTGACAATAGAAGTCCATAAATTCATTAGGAATACACCTAATTGAACGACCACTGTTAATACTGCGCTAACGATTGCTTGCCAAATTTGACTAGCCAAACTGATTAATGGTTCAAATATTTGAGAAAAGCCATTCACAATATTTTGCCATGTTTGTTGTAAATAATCTCCTAGGATTTGCCAAATATTTTTAGCCATATCTACAATGGCTTGCCAAATATCTGCGCCGACTTTTGATATAGTTTCCCATGCACCAGACCAATCACCAGATAAGATTTGAAGTAACGCAGTAATTGTGCCAAGAATAACTTCCATTGCTATTTTAACTACCGCTTTAATTATTTCCCATGCCACTTTAATGACGCTAACTATCGTATTAAACGCTTGAGATACGATAGGTGTTAGTAATTTAACTGCTGTTTCAACAACTTTTACTATAATATCCCATGTGTTTTTAAATAAAGGAACTAATGGCGCTAAGATTGATTGCGCTTCATTCCATAAGTCTTGTAAGAAACCGATAACCGCATGAATAGCATCTCCAACTGCACTAGAAATCGCATTCCATGCGTCTGTAACTGCATTTCGCAATACAGAAGAAGATTTCCACAATGCAACAAATACAGCGATTACTGCTACTACTGCTGCTATTACTATGCCTACCGGACCAGATAACGCTGCAAGTACGCCACCTAAAAATTCTATAGCGCCCATGACAACGCTAATTATTCCACTTAAACCACCGAATGTAGTAATAAGAGGGATAATTACTTGAGTTACAAAAATGAACGCTGGTGCTAATGCCATTAATATTCCAGCTAACGTTGCAATTATACCGATAATCATACCAATTATAGGACTTGCTTCTGTTAGTTTACCTATAAAATCAGTAATAGCTAACGCCACATCTAAAACTACTGATGCTAATGGAGCCATAGCTACACCGACATTAATAAGAATATTGATGATATTACCTAATAATTGGATAAGTTTAGGTCCATTTTCTTGAACGTATTCAATGAACTTTTTAAATCCATCACTCTCTGCAATCGTTGCACTCCATTGTTCAAATTGCTTAGCCATATCTGCTAAGCCTTGTAATACTATATGAGTGTTAGGAGCGAATGCTTTCATCAAGTTGAAAATACCTTTAAATGTTGAGCCGAATATCTGACCTATTAATGGCAAATTCTGTTTAGTATATTCAATAAAAGCCTTGATTGCATTTTGGCCTTCAACTGATTGCGCCCACTCATTGAATGCTTGTCCCATTTTTTTAAAGCCTTGTGATACCCACTCGGCTAATGGTGCTATTTGCGTAAGCACACTGACTAAGCCACTACCAAATGAGCCAGCAGCATCTAACATATTATTAAATATTCTTACGCCAGTTGTACCCATCATCTCGAAGAACTTCTGTGCTACTTGTGAGTTTTTAGCCCAATTAAGCATTTTAGCACTTGCTTGTTCCATTCCTTTAGATACACCGTTGATAAAAGGTGTAAGTCCAGCTAACGCAACTTTAGCAGTATCAATCGCATTTGCTAATGTATTAAAGATTTGTGCTTGGTTTTGTTGGATAAGTCCAGCCCACGCACTCTTTAAGCTATCTAATGATGCTTGATAACGCTCTGTTTCTCTAGTTGCTTGCAACGTACCGTCAGATAACATTTTTAAAGCACTGATTCCCATAGCACCAAATGCTACTACACCAGCACCAGCTACACCAAATGCACCTGCTACACCTAACGCACCACCAGCAACTACGCCTAATGCGTTCAATACTGCCATTAAAGCGGGTACAACACTTGCTATTGCTGGAACAAGTAACGAAATGTTAGAAAGTAACGAGCCTTTAATCATGTTTCCGAACACTGTTCCAAATGTTCTAATATCATTTGCCAATTTATCTAATGTATTATTATAATCTTTTAGGCCTTTACGTAATTGTCCGAAGAAAGTCACTGGTTGATTCCCATCTACATCAAGCCGAGTACGATGTCGGTTAGGAATAGAACGTAGCATAGCTTTGAACGCTTTTATGTGAGCAATAGCCCCAGCGCTATCAACTTCAAGATTAGCTTTAGCCTTTTGATGAGCGAAGTCATTTAGCTGTTTCTTAGCCATTTTAATATGTTCTCTTGCTCTAGTTGCATCTGCATCTAATGTTGCTGAATACTTGCTACCATCGATACTATCTAGGTTATGTTGCAATTCAGAAATATGCGTAATAGCTTTTCTAATGTTTACATCAGCGTCTGCTTCTGCATTAGAGTTATCGTACATATCTAAATATCTCTGCGTTTTCTTGATGTTTGCAATACCTTTAGATACATCAGCGTCTAACTCTGCATCACCGCGATAAGCATCGAATTTTTCAACCAACGACTTAGCTTGTGCGACTTTTTCTCTTACATCAGAAATATCTGCATCTAGTTCAGCATCGGCATGAGTGTTGTCAAAGCCTTTCACTGCATCTTTTGCTGCTTTAACTGCTTTCATTACACCAGAAGAATCGCCATCTAATTTAGTATCTTTAATCGACTCTTGTGTTTTCTTAAAGCTTTGAGCCACTTTCTTAGCTGATTGGATAGCGCTTTTAAACTTACGTGTATTCGCCTCAATCTGTGCTTTAATACTATAATTAGCTTCTGCCACGTTATCACTCCTTTCTTAAAGAATTGTTATGATTTGCAATCATTTTGAGCAAATCAGATGGTGCATTAACTTCTTGTTTGGAGTCTGAACCAAATTTGAGAGGTTCTCCTCTATTAAGACGTTTGACGTTTTCTTCGTAGTCCATAATGTCGTTAGCACTTTTAAAACGATACTCAGTTTCTCCTTTTTTGCCACCACGTTTTTTCTGCTCCGCTTGTGCATCACGTATAGCAAAGGCGAGTTTATACATATCCATGTCTTTATCAAGTTGCTCGTACTCGAGTGCGTACATACGATAGTTAAACTCTCTGAGTGTCATCATTTCTATTTTGTGTAAGTCGTATATCTTCAACTTACTCATGCAAACGACAACTACTCTATCAAACGTTAATATATCGTCATCTACTTGCTTTTCTTCTTCTCTTGTTTGTATTTGTCTGGCACTAGGTTTTGGGTTAAAGGTCTCTTTCCCAATTCCTCAATGATTTGCTCACTAAAACTATCAATACCTTCGTTTTCTGCGATATCTTCTAAAACTGTTTCAATTTCTTCATCGGTTTGTGGTTTCTTTTTATGATGAGCAGTTGCTGATTTGATTACTTTAGCTAATGCAACAACATTTCCGTTTTGTAGGTTAGGTACTAACATATTCAAACCTTGTCCGATTGTCATTTGCTCAACTTCTAAACCTAATTCTTTATCAATCTTATTTAAAAAACCTAATCCGAATGATAATTCTAATTCTTTATCTTTAAAATTAATGTGCATAATTTAAATACCTCACTTATTTTTTTATTTGCGCAAATAAAAAAGAGGGGATATTCCCCTCACATTTATACAGTTTCAGCTTCAGTTGGTTGTGGAATGCTATCAGCCAAACCATCATCCGCTGGATCAGATGCAACAGTATCGTGGAAGCCGTAAGCCGCTTTATTATTTTCAATCGCTGGCGGTAATGTAGCGTAACCGCGTACTTTTTTAAGATATACACCGAATTCTGTTTCAAACTCAGCAATACCGTCAGCTTCATTAGTACGAGTGATACTATTCCAGTAACCTTGTCTATATTCAGCTTTATATTTACCATCTTCATTTTTTACACGTTTATTGATAACCCATAACTCATATGGCGTATCATCTTCTGTTGCGTCCTCGATTTCATCACATAATGTGTCTTTTTGGTCCATGTAGCAATTGATTGTTACAGTAGATTCTAATGTACCACCAGAGTTAACTGAGCCATCAAATGTAGCTTCTGTATCTCTGTCTTTTTCAGTTTCACGTTCTAATTCAGTAACTAACATTACTTTGTTAGCGTCTTTTTTGTCGCCGACTTTACGAATTAAAACTAATTCATCAGTACCTTGTTTTGTTGGCATAGGTTGAATACCTCCTAAATTTTTGTATTAAAAAAGCAAGCCTATTTAATGGCTTGCGTACTCTGCGTTTATAGTTGTATGTGATAACACTTGGTTAGTGTCTTGTTCTGTACTTTCATTCACACTGATTTGAGGTAGTATCAATGTATATCCGTCAAGTTCTATCTCATCTAGCAAGATAGATTGTACTTGAATATATAACTCATCATTCTTACCTTTATCGTCATCTAAGCACCAGATGTGAATTGTAGCAGTGGGCGTACCACTGTAACTGTCAAAAGTTAAACGACTAATTTCATCTCTGATGTTTTGAATGGCGATAAACGGATAGGATAGCTCTTGATTAAGCTCACTGGTGCGAATGATAGGTACGTCTAATTCACTGAACTTTGTGTACAAATAATTTAATAGTTGTAGGTTCACTGATTGTTTCATCGCATACCTCCTAACCGTTAATTAATCTTTCGAGGTCTGCTCTGACTTTTTTAGTGAACTCTTGGTAGACTGGGAACATGAACGTTTCTGGTTCCATGTATCTGGTCCCGTATTCTATAAAACCGCTATAACCAGCTTTAGAAGTGATACCGTATTTAAGATGTCCTTCTTTAGCTTGTTCAACCATTCTAGCTAAGTTACCAGTCCAATAACCTTTGTTCATTACTTCTTTAGCAGTTTTAACTGTGTTTGTACTAAAATTCACCGCATTCTCGTGCAACACTTCATCTACATTGTCATCAATAGTATTGTTCATTCGGTCAAAATCTCTGATTAAGTCGTCTAAATCTCCACCACCGAAACGCATTACTTAACCTCCTCGATATAGAACACTGTATCGTGTTCATAATCAATTCTTTTAGTTATCTGATACTTAGTATCGGTAATATAGGCATGCGTCACAGTAGGCTCAAAATGACCGTTTAAACGTATGACATTGATGTCTTTATTGATGTCTCCGTATTGCACCACTGTTTTTTGTGGACTTAGCGGACTGATATTACATGGTATTGCATCGTAGCGCTTTTCGTATGTTTCAGTTCGGCTTGTTTGAGGGTTGTACTGTCCTTTCGTTTCTTTAGCAAACACGACTCTTTTGTTATATCTCAATAGAAAATACCTGCCCCACGTTTATCTGAGTTTCGTGGCGTATATTGATCTATTACGTCCATATATTCGTCAAAGTCGTTTGCTTGAAACGTATTAGAACGCCCATCTACGCTTTCTTGTGTCATACCTTCTGCGCCAACACGATTAAAGCGCTTGACTGCTACTTCTTCGACGATGTATTCCAATCTATCTGGAACTTCTTCAATATCAACAGGAAGTAAGCTAATCAAACGCTTTTCAGTGTTATCGATTATTCTTTTTAGTAATTCATCTTGTACATTATCGTTAATAGAGAGTAATAGCTTAACATTCTCTAATGTCGCCATATTATCCCTCCAATGTGTCTAAGATGTCTGCTTTTGTATCTTTTTCAGATACTTCAATACCATGTTTATGTGCAATTTCAATTAATTCTGCTTTTGTATTCTTACCATCTACAACTAACTTAATATATTGTTTATTATATTTGTTATCAGCATGTAGTAATTGAGTAATACGCTCATTTGTAATATCAGTAGGATAAATATCGCCAACTTCATAAGGCTTGTTATCTTCTGCATCTACAAATGGTCGTACTACTTCGTATGAATAAGCCATGAGCCAGACCTCCTTAGATTAATTAGACAGTTTCAGTGTTTCCACTAGTTGAACCAGAACCAGCTGTTAATTTAGCAAATGCATTATCATCTGCAATGTGGAATGCAACATCCATAGTTACACGTAAAGCGATTAATTCTTGTTCGAATAAGTTTACTGGACTACCATCTTTGTTTTGCACAGTAGACAACTGACCATCTTCTGAAATTTTGTAAGACATGTTGTAAGGAATACCGTAGAACATTTTGTTAAAGTCCCCAGCGTATAAGTCGCCTTTTTTAATTTCATCAGATTTTAAATCAACTACTGGAAGTCCGTCCAATGTATTAGATGAACGATCATAGTAACTTTCGTTAGTGTTTTCGTCACGCACACCACGTAAAGCTGTACGGTTTTGTGTTTTAGATAAGAAAGCATTAGCTTCTACATCATGTTCTAATAATTTATCCTCTAATTTTAATACGTTATCTAAGTTGATTTCTCCATTTACAGTATTACCTGAAGTTTTTACTGATTGTTCTAATGATTGAGCGAATGGATTATCAACGTTTAATAAGCCAGCTTCATCAAATTTCTTATAAAATTGCTCAGCAATTTGTGGTTTCATTGCTTCGAAGAATTGTGAGTAAGTGTAATTTAAGAACTCACGAGATGCTACGACAATTACACCTAATTTATGAGAACGCATTTTAGCACTTACTAGGCTAGGTTTAGTAGTTCTGATTTTTTGACCTTCGCCTACCCAGTAAGCGCCTGGTTTGTCCGCCCAATAAGTAAATTCTTTTTCAGATTTACCGCCCATATCTTCATATTTACCTAATTGCATAATCTTTGAATTTTGTAAAATGTCTAAAAGGATAGGTTGATTAAAATCGTTTAATAATTCGCCTTCCTTATGTTCATGCATCATTACATGATCTGGGTTGAATACTTGTGGTTTTACATCTGCCATAGGTTGATACCTCCGTTATTTTATAATTCTATTTTCATTAGCAAGTTCTTGAATCGACTTTCCGTTTGTTTGACGACCGACAAAACTACTACTTTGATTGCTCGGTGTAGATTGACGAGTAACTTCTTTGACTTGCTCTTGTACTGCATTGTCAAAATCTGATTTAATTTCTTTTACAGCTTCATTAATTTTTTCTACATTTTCTAAATGAATAAGTGACGTTGCGAATGAAGTAGGTAAACCTTTATCTTTAAGGTCACTCTCAACGTCAGATTTAAGTTCACGTAGTTTAAACTCTTTTTCTTTTTCAGCTAACGCTTGCTCGCGTTCTTCAATTTCTTTATCGCGCTTTTCTTTTTCAGTTAGTTTTGCGTAGCTTTCAGCTTTTTTTCTAGCTTCTTCACGAGCGTTTTCTAATTCTTGCTGGTGCTTACGCTCACGTTTCTTCAATGCGCTGTCTACTGCTTTACTGATAGCTGAGTCTACTTCATTCTTTGTATAAGTTTCTTGCTTACTATCGTTATCGTTTTCTGACTCTTTATTATCATCTTCGTTAGTGTTTTCAGAATCGCCTTCGTTTTCTGCAAAAAACTGTAAATTTAATTTGTATAAGTCATCTTTAATCATTTTTTGTCCTCCTCATAAACGTTAAGCACTCGAATTTATCGCATAAAAAAAGCGCCCCAATCAGTCAATTAAGCCCGATTAGTGCGCTAGATTTATTTTGATAGGGAAACAAGTTTCTTAACCCTTATAATTAGTTATAGTTTATGAGCAGTTTAATGACTTACTTAGGTCAAGTAGCTAACGTATGCTACCAACGAGATAATTGGATCACCATTTTCACGTTACGACTTCTCATGAGTACCACCTCAAATAAAGTTTTTAGGTTCAAATGATTTCTTCTTATCTTGCTTAGGTTTCGCTTGTGCTTGGTTACTAGGGTTTGTATCGTTCAGACGCTTCAGTTCTACATGAATGTGTTCTAAAGCGTCGGCGATACGTTCGAGTGCTTTTAGCATTTAATATTCTCCTAAAGTGTAAATTTAGCATCTCTAGACGCATTGACTTCATTCACAATAGTTGTTAAATCTTTAGGACTAACGTCCATTCCAATTTTCACAGTATTATTGTCATTCTTCTTTTCTAATTGCATTCTAATCAACTTCAACTCATTAGCAATTTCTTTTAAATATTGTTCTTGATTGCTCATTTAACCACACCTCCGAAATATTTACCTTTACGTTCTTCGAAGAACTTATCGCGCCATTCTTTATCGATGTGCGGAACGACTACACTGCGACATAGTGGATGCATAGGCGGAGCATTTACACCTGGCTTCATATCTTTTACTTTGAATATCTTACCATCAAGCCCTCTACATGTCTTAGACGTCTTACTATCTAACTTAGCTACATATTCATACTCAGCATCTTCGCCATTCTGATCTAACATATGACGTTTAGACGCTAACGTTTGAACTCTTGCAGTTTCTGTAAGTAATAGGCGTTTCATGTTGTAAGTTGTTGCCCCTGTGTCTTTACGCATGTCTTTGATGAACTCGTACGGGTGCCGTCCACGTAATAATACATGACGTGTGGTCTTTTGTACGTGTCGTCTTACCACGTCCATATCTGACCAAAGTCTTGTACTCCATTTATGTCCTTCAAATGGTGTGAATATTATTGTTTTAACATCATTGATAGACACTTGAAGTGTTTCTCCTAAGATGCCTGCTTGTTGCTTTAACGCACGATAATAAGCGCTCTCCATGTAGTTATACATAGAGTGTTCTATCTGTGCATAAGCATAAGTAACAATCAGTCCTAGTTGTGCTTGAAGTAACTTCTCACGACTAACATACATCTTAGTGTTGTAGGCTCTTAATTCCGCATTAGCTTTATCGCTAAAATCTCTATTCTCAACATATTGTTTCGCTTTCTGTTGGAACATCTGTACATCTACTGCATCAATTTTCTTCTTAGCTTCAGTTAATGTGATACCTTCGCTTGTTGCGTATCTTGAATAGAAACGATTGATCTCATCTTCGATATCTTCATTCATCTCATCGACAATACGTTGTATTTCTTTAGCAATCTCATAATCTGATTTACTTTCTTCATCAATGATTTCCTTTGCTCTATCTTCCCAGTAGGTCATGGACTATCACTCCTTAATATTGGTTTGATTATCCATACCCTCTATGTTGTACATTCGTTCATCTGATTTTTGAAGTTGGATATCTTCTTCGTTTTCGATGCGTTCCATTTCTTGTTGTGGGTTGTCAATGAACGATACAAGAGACATCAATGATTGTTGACTGATTTCCCCACCTGCTTGTAAGTACATATCCATTTCATCTTTGACTGACTTAGGTATATTACGTGTGAATGTAAATGTTAAATCTTGAATAGCATCGCTATTTAACTCACGATTGATACTCATAATCTGACCGATTAATTTGTAACGTCTACGCAAGCCTTTTCGGAATAAACCTTCTTTGATTGCAGTACGTTGCTCTAGTCCAAACAACTTATATTTCATGGCTTCACCTGAAGAATTGCCAGCAAAGTTCTCATCACTCATATCCGGCGTATTAGTGAACATATGAATGTTACGACTAATTCTGTCTTTATAGGCTTCGACACCACTTACATCATATTCTTTGTAGATGTATCTAGCGTCTACATTACCTTCAGTCGTTTTTTCGTCCATTGTTGTATATTCTGGCGGAACTAAGTGGAATACATTAGCATCTTTTTGCAATTGCGCAGTATTGCTATCAAGTTCCATGTTGCCAATCACAAGTAACATTGCATCGTTTAAATCACTCATGTAGTTAGCTGTATCTGATTGTGCATTGTCGTATAAATCAATTAACGGAATGACTTTCTCAAAGTCCCCACGACGCTTTTCATTATTGCTAAACTCTGTGATTGTTACCTTACCGAATGAATGTGGCTCTGACGGTCTACGTTCTTGTAGTGATAGGTTAGTAGACTTATTAGCATAAAAGAAATTAGTTGCATTAGGTGTAATGATGTCTACATTGTAAATATCTGTGTCGTCATATTCTCTTGTTGACGTTTGCCAGTATCTTACTGCAATCAAACTATTCTGTTCAATCGTGTTATCGTAAATCACAAATGTGTTGCGTGGATCAGATTTGTATAATCTAACCTCATCATCTTGGTTACGGATAATGTATTCATAAGCACGTCCAAAAATAGATAAATCTAATCCGATTGAACGGTTGTGTGTGTCGATGTCATTTAAGTTGTGCAACCCGTTAATCTTCTCTTGTGTGCTTTCATCTTCTGTTTGTACTTGTATTGCATGACCGAAGCAATAACCATTAATAAAATCTGCGATGTATGATGCGAAGTCATGTGCTGCACGATTATCTGCTAAGTGTTTTTCTCTACGTCTACGATTACGCATGATGTTGTAGTTAAGTCCTTGATAGTATTCATCAAGCATTTGTAATCTAGGCGCTTGTGCTTCTAAATGATGACTAATGCACTCACTGATGAAATCATAGTCATCTAGTATCTCGCTTAATGTACCGTCGTAACGATACGTTTCTACTGCGTCACGTCTATATATCTTATCTCGATGCTGACGATACTCTGCATCTCTTTCGAATTCATTTACTTTTAACAAGCGTTATCCCTCCTTATAAGCCCATTGATTTGATAGCGCTAATACTTTTCCTAATATTTGAACGTTTATTTGTTTGTGGCTTATAAAAACGTTCTACTGAATAGCGGAGTGCATCTATACAATGATTGTAAGTATCTACTGGCTCATTCAGATATTCGTCTGTATTTTTATCCTTTTGCCATGTGTAGTTATCAAATTCTTCAATAGTTTTGAAACAACGTTCATCTATTGTTATGTCAAACTGCATTAAGAATTGAAGTCCCTGAACAACCGAACCTTTACCTTTTCTAGTAGGCTTAATACGTTCAATGCCTAGTTTTTTAATTTCTTGGATACTCTTTTGTTCTGCACTATCGGCAGTAATTTCTTCTTTAGCGTAACCTAATTGCTTTATTGTTTTAGCAATTTCATCATTTAACATTCCAGTCTTAACGTATTCTTCAATGATATATAGCTTCTTATTTTTTTTATCTATTTTTACATGAACAAAAGCACTAGGGTCATTCACATATCCAAAATCAAGTCCGAAGTACGAAGGTAAATGTCTCAACTCATCTTTATTAAGTAATCGTTTATCATACTTAGGAAATACTAACTTATCTAACGTAGCGAATTGACCTAGTGCATATATTTTGTAATAAGCTGGATTACGTTTTGCTAGTAGTTCTAAGTTTTCTCTAGTGATTTTATCTAAGAATTTATTATCCTTATAACTAGATTGGCGTATCATTACACCTTCCATATCTTCGCCATGTTCAAAGAAATACTTATATACCCAATTCAATTTAGATACTGGGTTGAACATTAAGAATATTTGTTTGAAATCGTGTTTGCGTTCTCGTAAACGTAACGTTAATTGTGTGTAGTCATTCAATGTAAATTCTGACGCCTCCTCCATAACAATGTCTGAGATACCTTTAATTGATTTAATCTTCTCTGGGTTATCTAAACCTTTGAATAAGAATGTAGCACCATTAGGCAATACTACTTTATTATCTGTCTTATTCCATTGGCACATATCCCATATACCGTAATCAATTAAACAGCTCTTAACATCTTCAAACAAACTATCTTTGATTGTCGATTGTACTTTTCTTAGCCACAACATACGTCTAGGAATAGGCCACTTCATTAATGCTTTAAGCACCACTTTTTGAATAACACCATGTGATTTACCACTTGAACCTCCACCATAATGTACTTCGGTAAAATTCTCGTAATTAGTAAGTATCTCAAATATATTTTTGTTGAATACTTTCTCTGGTTTGTTGAAGTTAAGTTTAAGGTTCGTCATTGTAATCACCTATGTTAATTTCTATGTTCTTTTGAGTGATTTCTTTCTTGTCGATATAAGCACCATGTACTTTTAAAATATGATCTAACGAACGTTGGCGTTCTTCTACATTAGGTGTAATGGTATAAGTTACCTCTTTATCTACTTCGCCTTCTAAATGGTCATATCTTTTAGTGTATGCTTTTTGTGGCTCTCCCCTTGCAATAGATGCTGATAATGCTAACGCCTCTGTAATACCCATTAAACTTTCTTCTTGCACCTCTTTGATGCGTTCGTTGATGTAATTCTTAATTGTAGTATTTTGTAGTAGCTTAGTTGCATTGGTATTAGCTTTATTTTTAGAATAACCAGCTTTAATATAAGCGCTTGTTGCGTTGCCACTCTTAATATATTCATCCGCAAATCTCTGTTGTTTTATGCTCAGTCCGTTCATCTCATATATCACCAACTCTCACGTTATTCACTTTATTTATTTTTTTATACGACAAAAAACCTACCTGAGTGTTCTCTCAGATAGGCCTCAATATTTGAAAAGTTTAGGAAGACTTTCTCACGTAACTAAATAGAAAGGAGTATGTTATGACTATTTCCGTAGCCACAATATCATTATATAGGTTAAGTTGATGTTATTTTTCCAGAACTTTTCCAAAATTAATGAATAATACCTAACTCATCAGCTAAACGAGTTAATAAATCTTTTCTTAAATCATACGCAGTCGACTTACTAACGCATATCTCCTGCGCAACACCTGTAAGATTTAATGTTCTAGGTTTCTTGAAGTAATATAGTTCCATTAACTTTTGAACTTCCGGTGTACTAGAATGATATACTACTTCAATTGCTGATTTCATTCTTGCTAATTGTGATAAACGTCTATCATTTACTACTCTTGTCGCTTTTATCTCCGTAACGCTTATATTACTGTGTACGTGTTCTCCACCGATATTTGTATCAGTCGGTTGCCATGGGTTGAGTACTTCCTCACGTACACGCGCAATATCTTTATCAATATACTTGTAATTGCTTAATTCGCTTTCTAAATAAATCTGTGTAGAGCGTCTTAACGTCACAATTCATTCCTCCATTTTACTTTTAACTATTATCCAAACGAGATAAGCAATAGGTATTAATACTATCCACCAAGTCATCGTTTTACACCATTCAAATCTGTCTGGTCACTCTCACTAGCAAAGTCCTTAGGTGCAGTATCAATATCATCTTCGCTCTGCAACTTAACGATAAGTTCGTTAGTTAGATATTTACTAAGTTCATACATTACGATGATGAACCATATTTTTAGTATGCGTTTAATCATTAAACAATCGCTCCTTAAGTTTTTTGTAACCTTTAATGACGGACATCAAAGCCTCTTTCTGACGTTGCGCTTTATATACTTTCAACGCTTGCTCCTTACTCTCCGCCTCCACAATAGAGAGAGTTTCGTTTGTGCGTGCTTTCTCAATATCAGTGTGAATGTGACCTGTGCTGTCTTTGAATTGACGTATTAGGTATTGCATAAGTTACCACCTCGTTCACTAATAGAAGTGCTTGCATACATCACTAACAATGTGAACAATTCACTATTAATTCCTAAACTTCTAAAAGAATACTGTTCATGTACAAAAACCCATGCACTTGGATGCCTCTCATTTTCTGTATAGATTAAAAGTTTAGTCTTTTTATGATTTACATTTTTGTATGACAAGTTGACTTTGTATCCTAAACGTTTAACTAATTCAATAAAATCTGTCGTTTTCACTTCCCCAGCACCTCTTTTACTTTTTCTAATATATCCTTACTCTCCTGTGCTTCCATACGCTCCTCTTTCCGACACTTCATCAAACTCTTGCACCTCCGTTGGCTCTGGTAACATTACTGGCGCAATGACTAATTGTGCTAAACGTGTACCTGCTTTAACTACGATTGCCTCATCACCGATATTGTCTGTAATAATTCCAATTTCTTTGTTATACGTGTGATCAATTGTTCCAAGTGCTACACGTAACTTAGTTTTAAGTGAATTACCTGAACGTGGTCTCACTTGCGCCTCATATCCATACGCTAAATCAATTGCAATGTGTGTTGGTACTACGACTGTACTATGAGCAGGAATAGTTGTATCTTCTGCGACATATAAATCTAATCCACTATCTGTTGGATTTGCTCTCGTTGGCAAGATTGCATTTTCTGATAATAATTTAATTGGTAAAATTGACATTATTTTCTCTCCGTTTCTTCTTCCATAATTTGTGATAAACGATATATTTGAATATCAGACATTCCTATTCTGTTACACGCTCTGAAAAAAGCTTGTTCTTCTTTTGATTGTTCTCTTTTTGCATACTCTGTAAATTTATATGCTGCAATTAAGTCCTTAACTATTCTAGTGACTACTGTTCTAATTATTGATTTACCTACAAATTTAATTACGTTTTTCATTTATTGTTCCTCCGATATTTGAATTAATTGAATGTTGTACCATTCTTGATAAACGTTCCCTTTCTGCTTTTGTATCAACTATTTGATATCTGTAATTCAACGCAGGTGCTACTGGTGGTTTAAGTGGCGACTGCTTAATAACTACTTTTTGTTCACCGACCAATGTATGAAAACTGCCACCATTCAATAAGCTGAGTAAGTCATTTTCATCTAGGAATATAGTTTGTTCACTCATCGCTATCACTCTCCAAATCTTTTAATAAAGTTTGAATATAAGTTTTAGATGCACTTAATAATTCATTTTGATAAGCATTAAGAATTGATTTATCTACTTGCTCGATATGCCATAATGTCTCTTGTAAGTTATCTATATCTTGAAACATTAATTGTTGACCTCCTTATATTTATCTACAATTTTTGTGATTTCATGTGCATAATCATCAGGCGTTACTATATAGTCAACGTTTAAAATCTCATCAAACGCCTCTGCCTTCCTTTTCACTTCTGCCATATCATTGATGAGTTCATCACGTTGTTTCTTAAACGACTTACACTGTTTAAATAATTCATGTATAATCATTTCTTCTTTACTCATTACTATCGATGTATGAGTTTGTAAAGGCGAATAAAAATCTAATGCAAGGCGCCAAAGTAAATCTACTGAGCTTTCTGATGCGTCCACTAATTCACCAAATACACCGTCGTAGTCTAAATGGTTATTTTTAATATATTCTAGTATCTTTTCTTTACTTTTCTCAGTCATCAACCATAGCACCGTCCTTCCAAATTAAAGTCATTGTGCCGTCGTCGTTCAGAATGTGATAAGAAATTGTTTCGTTTTTTGATTTAGAAAATTCAATACTAGCGTTGTAATAAGTGACCACCTTAGTTTCTTCAACTACATTTTTTAAAGTCTTTACTAACACCGGAAACACTGTATCCTCGTCGATTTCTTCTTCAATTTCGACTGTGAAAGTTTCATTTATAGCAATCTCATGCTCTATCGACAAGTTTTGAATTTTATCGAAATACACAGAACCACCATCAAGATTGCTATAAAAAGCCTTGTCACTAACTTCATTCTCCCATCCCCACTCAATTAATTCTGGTAATGTCATCTCTACCTTACGTTTAATCTTTGCCATTCCTTACACACTCCCTGTTCCCTTTTATATCGCACTCACTTACTTTCAATGTCACTCTACTTCCAGCCACCTTAACCACAAAGCCGTTGACACCTAGCTTGCGTAGTTCCTGTTGTATCTGTGTAGGTGTCTTGCCTTGTGTGTGATAGCGATAGCGTTGGTTAATTGTGTTGGATAATATCATTCCAACTCACCTACAATCGCATCTACGACATTAACAGTTACTGCATTTCCTGCTTGCTTATATAACTGTGATTTACTCACTCCACTATTTTTAGCTTTATAAAACTGTTCATCTGTAAAGCCCTGTAACCTCCAACATTCCAAAGGCGTGAGTTTTCTTATTCTTAAATTACTTGTAATTAGTAAAATAGCTGTTTTAAACCCTTCAGGTCTAGTTGTTAATGTAGGACTTAAACCTGTTTGATCTATTGTTTTATTAAAAGCATTAATTGTGTAACCATCACGTATTTCTTTCATATTTTCTTTTATAGTTTCAACAGCTTGTTTGCCCATGCGTCCATACTCTTCCTTAGCAAAATAACCTGACTCTGACAAATAGTAACTTTCGTCTACGTCTGTTTCTAAGATGCCAACTAGTCGTGTTGTAACATTACACGTAGTATTTATTGGCAACAAATTGGTTAATGTAATGTTCAACAAGGCCCATTTTTTCAATTCCTGCAGTTTTTTCGACATATTGATTGCTCCCTTCTTAGTTTTTCATACAATCACCTCAAATATATTCGAATATGTTTTGTTGCCCATAATTGATATTGTTTTCATCTTTCTTTCTTCCAACGATATAAATTCTTTCTCTGTTTTGCGGCACTCCATAGCATTTAGAGTTGAAAATATCAAAATCTAGTTCATAACCTATTTCATCAAACGCTAACAACATTGTTCGTATCGTATTTCCTTTATCGTGACTAATAAGGCCTTTTACGTTTTCAAAGATGAAATATTTAGGCTCAACATTCTTGACTGCATTAACATAGCTAAAGAACACTGTCCCTCTCGTATCTTCAAAACCTTTTCTTTTGCCTGCAATCGAGAATGATTGACAAGGCGTTCCACCCACGATAATGTCGCACTTACCTTTAAATTGTCGCCAATATTCATCACTAACTTGTGTAATATCACCTATATCTATTTCATTCTCTGTATCGTATATCGCTCTATAACTTTGCTTTGCGAATTTATCTATCTCTGCAAATGCTACACATTCATGACCGTGTCGCTCTAATGCGGAACGGAAACCACCGATGCCACTACATATATCTATAAATTTCATTTTTCCACCAACTCTTCGCATATCTCATCAAACGTTTGAATACCTCTACCATCAGTGATATCCATAATTACGCCATACACATATTGATTGATACTGAACTCTGCTCGGTCTTGCTCGTCTGAAATATGTCCTGTCCCTTGTCTAATGTCAGTACATTGAACATAAATCTTAATATCCTTCTCACTTGCTCTTTTGAGGTGCTGTGCATACCCCATTTCGCAAATTGTTCCTTGTGCATGTGGTAAGTAGTCGAATATCATGACATCGCTTGTTTCCATGCCTAATGTGTCATTAAACACAATACGTTCTGCTAATTTATCTTGCTTAGCATTCGCTTTATCGTTTATATCCTTATCGTCATGTGGTGCGTAGACTTTAAATCCTAATCGTTGTAACTCTTGCTTCTCCCACTCACGACGCATTTGTTGTCCGATACTTAGCATGTCACCACCTAAATAGATCATTGTTCGGCCTCCTTACATTCATAAATGACTATTGAACTTGGGAAAGGCGCACTATTTTTACTATTTCCAAACTTCAAGCGACCTTTTAAAAATCTAATGTCATCTGCTTTATCGAAAATAAAATCGTGCCAGTATGTTGTATCTGTTCTTGCTGGTATCAAACAAACAACCGTTGCACCATTCAAACTTTCTTCGTACGCTTTCTTGATCCATTTTTTTATTTCTCTTCCATAAGGTGGGTTCATGAACACAACATCATTTGACCAATCTTTACTTAAACCGTCATCTTCAATAGTGAAGTATTTACTACACTTAGCATTTTCGTCAGTTGCGCATGGATCTAACGTGAAATTAAATTCTTCATTCAATTCATCAAATAAATATTGCGGTGTAGTCCATTCATTTGATTTACTGCTAAAATGAACATTCATATACCATCACTCCCAACATTCAATCGCAAACTCGACACTTTGCTTAGCTTTTTGTAAATCTTCTAAACCATTCTTTCTAGGCGCTCTCATTAAGTATTTGAGTGCATTCCCTACGTGATAAAATACTGACGCCGATTTGTACGTCTTACCTACTAATTCGATAATCATTCTTGCCGAAAATTTACCGAACTGATAATGAGGTGGTTCGTGTACCATGTCTTGTCCTTCCTTCATATCCACTTTACGTGTGAATGGCTCATCAACTCTCACAAAGTCATCATTATCTGTAAGTGTGAATTTATAACCACCTGCATTCTCAACCTCTGCGTACCAAACTGTTTTTAATAGTATTTCTTTTGCATACACACGGTTGACTATGGCCGTTTGCATAGCAGTAACACCTTTAAATCCTGCTTGGAACTGAACAATATTATCTACTTTCAAATCAATTATTCTTACATTTTCCATTACGCTACCCCCTCTGTACGTTGCCGTACTGATCCGTTTTGACTTTAACCACAAGATTATTCTGCACTAGATTTTTAAAGTATTTAGTGTTCACTCTGTGCTTAGCAACTTCACGCTCTGCACGTTTAGCCCTAGCAATACGTTCTTCTCTACGTTTGCGTTTTAAGGCTCTTTCATGTCTAATCTCAGCTTGCTGTATCTCATACAACTGCTTAGCTGTTAATTGCTTTTCATTTCTTTCGTACGTCTGCACCATATTCATATACTCCCTTGCCATGTATTAATTCTGGACCACGCAAACCTTCTTTATATCTCTTACGAACTGTGCTATCTGATACATCAAAGTATTTATAAACGTCACATAACCGATAACGTTTACCGTTTATATTCACTTTTGGCATGGTGTCACTTCCAATCTGCGTAACTGACACTAACGTCAGTAATGTTTTTGATATTATCGAGTAAATTGTCAGGGTCATTTTTGTATCTATCAGAGTAATGTTCGATATAGTTTTCTCTATCTGCATGTTTGCTTATCCAAATAGGTTGTTCTACTTCGACGGTTAGATCGAATGTGAGTTTTAGTGTTTCTTCCTGCATTACACTTCCTCCACTTCTAAAATAATTTTCGGTTCCTCTGCATATTGCTTAAAACTGTGTATTTCAACGATTTGGTTGTCGTCTTTCCATAGATGATCGTTTGCTGCATCTAACACAGTTTTGATTAAATTATCTATATCTGGTTTAGTACGTTTGTACTGACCTATCGCTATCAGTTTCTGTTTTTTCGACCAACTCTTAGGTGGTTTAAAATAAAAATAAAGCGACACCTTAAGTTGTGTATTCAACATTTTTTTAGGCAACTGGCTCTGTATAAACTTCTTATGCGACGTATATGACGCTGGCATGTACGTTTGAACAAATCTACCTGCATTTCTGAAACGTGGACGAGGCGAGCCAATAGGTGCCTCATACGTTTCGTTAAAGTTAATTTCTATCCGCACGTTGTCACTCCTAGATATCAAATATCGTTGATTGCAAGCCTAGTTCTTCTTCATACAGAAGCTCATATACGCCTTTGAAATGTTTTAGCTCACTATCTGTCATCTCTTTGTATTCTTCGCTAAAATGAGCGCCTGTGAGTGTTTTAACGATATTCAAATTACGCTCATGTTTCTCTACCTTTATTTCTTCTGTTCCGTCTGGTCTATACAGATAATACTTTTCGATAATTGCCATCTTTATCTCTCCATTTCGTCTCACGTTCAATAATGTCTTTCACTTTCTCATAGTCATCGAATGGAGATATCTTTTTCTCTTCCAACAAGCGATTGATAGCCCGACCAACTTCAATCAGTAACGTTCCAATGAGTTGATCGTTGCTATAATCTCGTCGGTACATTGTTCCAAGTAGTTTCTTATATTCGATAACTGTCATGTCATAAACCTTTGTGTACGCTTGTAGTATTCAAATTCGATAACACCTGTTTCACCGTCTTTATTCTTAGCAATATTGCATTCAACTATCGACTTACCGAGTTCATCTTCTTCATCTTGGTTGTAGTAATCATCTCGGTATAAAAGCATGGCTAAACTTGCGTCTGCCTCAATTCCACCTGCTTCTTTCATGTCAGATAACATAGGTCGTTTGTCATTTCGACTTTCTACACCACGACTAAGTTGTGAAAGTAATACGATAATTGCACCTGTTTCGTTTGCTATTATTTTTAAATCACGACTTATTTTTTCAATACCGTTCCTACGGTCTAATTTGCTATCTGTTTGCATTAATTGAAGGTAGTCGATGAATATGACCTGTTGCTTATCTTTGTTCTTCACGGCTTGCTTACGGACTTCCTGAGTGCTTACGTTGCTTTGTGAATTAACATCTATTTCCAGTTTTAATATTTCGCTTGCAGCACTTGTTAATTTAGTTAAGTCATCGGCGCTTAAGTCTGATTTTTTCTTAATACGTGACAATTCAATTCCAGTCGCTGCGGATAACATTCGCTCTAATATTGCTACGCCTGTTGTTTCTAAACTAAATAGCGATGTCTTATAACCCTGTTTAGCGATATTAAGCATCATCTGAAGTGCAAACCCTGTTTTACCTACTGAAGGTCGCGCTGCAATTACAATGAGCTGTGTTGGCTCTAAACCGCCTATTTTATAGTCCATTAACGGAAAACCTGTCTTAATCACTTTCTTAGGTTCATCGCTATACAACTCTTCTACAAACTCATCTACAATTTGTTTTGTACTTGTTTCATCTGTCGCACTAATCAGTGATACTTGGTTTAAGTCAGTAAGCATTACTTCAAACGATTGCATATTAGGCGATTGGTTAAATTCATTGATTACTTCATTCGCCTGTGATATTTGATAGGCTTCCAATAAATTTTGCTGATAGCGCTCAAATATGCCATAACCAATAAAATCGGAATTATATAGTTTTTGTATCGTGTCGAAGTTTAAGAAGTTTTTGTTCTTCGATGTTTCTAAGAATATTTCTTGATGATCTACCTTACCGACTTCAAACACATATTCCATAAACACTCTGAAATCGTCGTAATAGAACATATAAGGTCTAACACGCAACTTTTCGATAAGTTCAGGTTTTTTTAGCAAACTTGAAATAATCGTACTTTCAACATCTCTGCGTTCATTCATGGTTGTTCACCTCGAACTTTCTAAGCTGTTCTGCGAAGTCATCAAGTATCTTTTTTCGTGCAGCTACATATTCAGGGTCGTTTTTCATTTTCCAACGATGCTCTTTTACATCATCTGGCGCCTCTTCATATTCCATTTTCTTAGGTGCTTTTCTCATGATTTTAGGTAAGTTAGGTGGATATGAATTGCCAGAATTAATATAGTTATCTAATGTTTTTAGTGTTGGTTCGTAATCACCATTTTCACTAAGAACTTCTATCCATGTTTCTAACTTTGGTTTGTCGAACTCTAAATTATAGATGTTCCTAATTTTTTTGATGATTTGTAACGCTTCTTTCTTAGTCATACTCATTACTCATCACCTAATTCTTGTTCCATTGCTGCAATTAAATCATCTGTTTCATTAGATTTCTTTTTCTTAGGCGTTACTTTAGCTAGTGCTTTCTCTTTAGTATCTACACCTTCGTTATTCCAATTTCTTAATACTTTGATTAGGTAGTTAATACCTTTCTTATTTTGTTTACAGTAGTTAATAGCTACTCCTGTTATTTCTAATTTGTTTCCTTTAATAAGGTTGAGTTCATCTTCCAACTCTTGTACTTTTAAAGGACTTTGTATCATCTCTAATTCTTTACTAACCAATTGGAAAATTTGTGACGTGTCGTCTGTCACATTATTAGTTATATTATTATTAGTTAAATCATTATTAGTTATATTATTATTAGTAGTGTCGGGTTTCCCTAAGTGGGAATTTCCCAACTGGGGTTTTCCCAAGTGGGAATATCCTATGTGGTTAGGTTGTTCAAAAACCCGATATTCATACTCTCTGAAATGACCTTTATCATCTCTAATTCTTTTACGTTGAATGTAACCTACTTTTTCCAACTCTTTAATACCAGTCCGCAAGCTATCTCTACCGTCGCAAGCGTGCTTTTTTAATTCGGTTTCATATATTTGCCAGTCATCTGGTCTGCTTAACAAATAAAGTAGTATACCTTTAGCTTTCCAACTTAAATTAGGGTCATGTATAAAATCTTTATTAACTGTCACAAAATTACCCGACTCTTTATAGACTCTAAAGATCGCCATTTCTTTTCTCTCCTTTCAACATCTTATTTAGTCGATCGTCCACATCAACCCAACTATCTGTTAAGTGATACTTTTTGTTAAATGTATCTATTCCTATTTGGTGCTGTTCCGAATGATGAGAACGACATAGTGCTAATACTTGATTGCCTACATGATTTATCTTGTTACGATTGCGCCCTTTACCTACTGCATATCTATGCGCTAAGTCAGAATGTGGTTTCCCGCAGATAATGCAGTTACGATTAACTGTTGACCAATATAGAAATGCTTTATCATTTTTAAGTAAGTCGCTTGTTTTATAGTTGAGTGGGATATTGTTATGAAACACCCAGTCGAGAATGACTTCGATTAATTCTCTAGCTTGTCCTCTTGAACAATTACTTAATGACAAGCGTTTATCATAGCCATTTAGGAACGTTATATAATCTTGGAACATTTCCCTCATGTATTCTCTGGGTTGGCCTGTATAAGCCTCTATGTCGTTACAGAGAGCAAACACTTTTCGGCGCTGCTTATCAGTGATTAGGAATGGATCAATAGCTTTAACTTCACATTCAACTTCTAGTCCGTTATCCAGTAATAACGATGTTTTGTTATCTATATCTACACCCTCAATGACAACGGTAGTTGTACCGTCATCTTGAGTAATGTAATTTTTGATTAAAGGCATTTACTCACGTCCTAGAATGGTAAATCGTCATCACTGATTTCAATTGGACCGTTAGCATTTTGCATTCCGTTTCCAAACGGGTTATTGCCAGCTGGCGCTTGTCCTCGCTGTTGTTGAGGTTGACTGTTTTGTTGGTTACTACCTTTGCTATCCATAAACTGAACGCTGTCTGCTACTACTTCGGTTACAAATACACGTTGGCCTTCTTTGTTTTCATAACTACGTGATTGAATACGTCCATCTACACCTGCTAATGAGCCTTTAGAAAGGTATTTGCTAACATTTTCTGCTTGTTGTCTGAATACAACTACATTGATAAAATCTGCTTCTCTTTCGCCATTTTTATTTTTGAAAGTTCTGTTTACTGCTAACGTGAAAGTAGCTGTACTTACTCCACTTTGTGTTTGTCTATGCTCTGGATCTTTCGTTAATCTTCCTACTAAAACTACTCTGTTTATCATTACTGATTACCTCCACTATATTTTTTGGCTGTTGCTAATATTTTTTGAATGATTTGTGTCGCTGCATCTTCCGTTAGATTGTAGCCATTAACTTCGAATTTTTCTTCTACTTCTTGTTGTGAATTGGCTTTACCGTTTTCTTTCATCAAATTAGTGATATTGATTATTTGTTGTTTTAACGTTCCGATTGTTTGGCTACTAGCCATCTTCGGCGTATTGTTTTGTCTATAATTCTGGCGTTGGTTATTTTGATTGTTACGTTTACCACTAGCCTCATTACCGTCGTCGTCTTGGTCGCTAGTGATTCCAAATACTGCACTTAGTGAGTACCTACGCATATAAGTTAGGGCTGAACCTACGCCTTGAGGTGTATTTTTATCAGGTTTAGTAGTCGCTGGTGGATATTCGATAAACTCTCCACTTTCATGCAATAGCACCGTAGATATGCCAACTTTACCGTCGTCAGTTGTTACTGGATATTGTGAGTAAGTTAAACCAAATTTAGGCGCCACATCATCTATCGCCTCAACCACATTTTCGAGTGGTACATATTTACTTTTGAAAAATGGGTTATTAGCGTCTTTCATAGGTTGCTTGACTTCCTTATGAAAGTTAGCTAACGCTTTGTTAAGTTCCGTTATACTTTCAGATTTATTCATCTACTTCACCACCAAACTAACAGTGTGTTTCAACTTTGCACCCGGAACGTCTTTACCGTTTTTCAAATCATCAGTAAGCATTTTAGAGTTGAGTTTTGGTGCTTGTGATACCCAGTATTCTTTAGGTATTAATTTTTCATCTATGACCTCTTTACTTGGTCCATTACTACGTTTGTAAATGTAGTTAGTAGATGTGCGGTACTTATCCAATTGACGTTGTTCTAACATGTCGAGTAAATAACCTTTTAATTTATCAGAAAGGTTAGATTTCTGTTTTTTAATTGCTTGTAGACGCTTTATTTCTTTATCTATTGTTTCAATGTCAGCATCGACTGAACGCTTTAAGCCGATAGTGTTATCTACTTTTATGTTCAATTCTTCTTCGATGCTATCCAACGTATCTTTTAAATCTTCGAATGAATAACCTTCGTCTAATTTGTTTAAAACTTCTAAATAGGCTTGAGTTAAGTTATATGTGTTTGACATTTATATAATCCTCCAATCTTTTATTCGCCCTGTCTCCTCTAGCGTCTGCGCTTTGATACAGGTTAATATATAAATTGACATTGTCGTTTAAATCATCGATATGCTCATTAGCAGTAGAAAGTTGTCTTTTTAGATGTTTGTTTTCCAAACTAATTAACATTAAATCTCTACTGTCTTTAAGCAAGTTGTTATATTCTTTTAAAGATAGTGTTACCTCTTGCACGATTAGTCCTCCATTTCAGCGTCGATGATTATTTGGTTTCTTCTGTCTTTGTAATAATTGATTGCCAAATCACTATTAATTCTTGTTCTGTTGTTGTACATATCAAGTAAAATTTCGATATAACTGTTCTTGTCTAAACTGACATTTAATTTATCTTTATCTCGACTTTCATTTATTTTTTTAATCAATCTTTTCTTATCGAATTTTTTAATTTTATATATTTGGTAAACAGCTAAAGAAAGTTTGCTGTAATTTTGTAATTCTGTTTCTTGAATGAAATCAGAGTAATAATCTAAAAATTGAAGTGTTTCTTGGTAATTAACAAATTTAAATTCACCGTTTTTCACTGCACTTGTTACGCGACCCCCAGTTTCAAGAAATCCTAGTCCAATCGCCGCGATTGGCGCTACATTCATATTGATACTATTTAATAATTCGATTAATTTTTGATATTCTGCATTACCTTCATTTGCATAACTTTGAATATAATCTTTAATACTCCAAGATAGTTGGGTTGTGTTCATTCTTACGATGTCTTTTTCCGTCAACCCTTCAACCACCATGTATTTGATTGGAACTTTTGCATATTCTGCGTGTTTTAATCTTGATTGACCGTCGATAACTATAAAATCTTCGTTTACAATAATTGGTGCTATAAACCCACGTTTAGCTTCTTCCATTAAGTCTTTTCTATAAATGACATTTCTATTGAATTTACTGAATTTAAAAAGATTGTAATTATTAGTTTCGAATACTTCGTTTATTTTTTTTCATATTTGACTACCTCCGAATAATTTTGTATCTTTAAAGTACGAATAATTTTGTAATCTCCGACTGTTTGCTATTTGCCGATAGCATTCAGTCTTTTTTTGTGTAGTAACATCGGTCGAAAAACAGGTACGTTGCTGCTGACGCAACCATTGCAATCGCTACTGCGTTAGTGATGAAGATGTTTAACATCATTGCTAGAAAAAATATCGCATTGAACATCATGCCTGAGATTATGGTTGCTTTGTCTTTGTTAGTCATCTTTATCTCCCCTTTCTATGAATTTCTTCGAAATGTTCATCAATGAAATTACTCATCTTTCTTGCGTTGAATCTCCAACGATTTAAACTTTCATCTGGATAGTGTGCGATACCTTGTTGTTTAAGTAACTTTTCGAATTTTGGGTTGAATAATAATCTGTCTTTAATAGTGTCGTCAGATGACATTTTCAATTTGCGTTTCAACTCTTTTAGATCCCAAACTGGATCTAATGAGTAATTTATTAACTCATCGTATTCATCTTTAGCGACAAGTACGTGTGTGTCGGGAATGGGTACAGATACAGTTAAAGTTTGCGTCATCTTAGATACTCCTTTCGTGTATAATTTGGTTATCAACCTAAGGAGGTGGATAACTATGGATTTTAATGATTTTCAAAATTTCTTTGGTGAACTTAGTAATCAAGCCGAAAAAGAATTCGGTGGTGACAGTGACTTTCTCAGAGATAGAATAAATAAATTGAAAGAAGATGCTTCAGAAAACGTATCTTATGAAATTATTTATTCAATTGCTTTATACGAAAGTTTAAAAGCTCAACAAGATATGAAAATTCTGAATACAGTTAAATATCTTTTAGATCGTGATTAGCAATATCCATTAACTTTTTACTTTGAGTGTTATCAATTTTTGGATAAACAAAATTTCTAAGTTTAAATCTTGTGTTTTTCTCAATCTTTACGACCTTCCACGTCACAACTGCCATTGTGATGAGGAGGGTTGTTTTGTATAGAATGTTCATGTTTTGCCTCCTTTAAGTTGTTTGTTCGATTGTGGGTATTAAAGTTCTCCTGCTAAAAATTTATTAATAAAGTATTGTTGACCTTTGCCTGTTACTTTTGGTGTACGTGTAATTTTGCTAGACCCGTCCGGATTATTAATTACGCGTTTTTTTATATCTAATATTTCTAAATCCATACTTTTTTGAGTTGGTAAGTTATAACTTTCGCCACTCTTTTTAATTAAGTAACCGTTATTTCTTAACCATTTGAATAATCTGTTTTGTCCAACATCAACACCGTTTTGTTTAAGTAATTTCGCTAATTCTCCTACGAGTATTGAATTATCACTACCAGCAACTGAATCTGCGAATAGTACTTTAGGTTTGTTGTCTTTGATTTGTTGTTCGAGCGTTAAATTATGTTCTTTTTCTTTCTTATACTCAGTTAGAATATTGATAATATAATCTGGATTATTTAATGTGTTTTCGATTACGTTATCTGTTGCATACAGTCCATGTTTGCGAATTGAAGGTAGAACATCTTCAAACACCCATTCTTCAAATTCATCTGCTTGTGGCAATTTAGAGCGTGTGATTAATCTATATAAATTACCTTCATCAATGAATTTCTTACGCTGTACTCCACCATTGGAAAGGACGTCGTGATTTACGACCCCCTTATTTTTAGTGTGACGACTAATTGCATCACGGGGGTTTGCATATCCTAAAATCTCTGCTACTTGAATTGCTGGAAACCATTCTTTACCTTCAATAGTTAAAATTTCTAAATTTCCGAATTGTGAATTTTGGAAAACCTGTAATTCATTCATTTTTAAGTTCCTCCTTTTTAGGTTGTTTGCGGTTCTTTTTCTTCAACTAAAACGTATTTAAAATACGATTTATCTTTTAAAAAAATAATCTCATCAATTGAGACTTCTAACGTTTTAGCAATTCTAAACGCTTCTTTAGGTCTAATCATATCAGGATTGTTCTCCCAGATATTATAAGTTGAAGATGATATGCCAAGAGCTTTAGCAAACGATTCCTGAGTATGTCGTCTTCTTTTACGCCATTCTTCTAAAGTTAGCGTTTGATTAGTATCATTCATTTTGTTTCCTCCTTGCTTAAGAACTGACTTAAGTATATCGTATCTAAAATACGAATTCAAGTGTTTTTCATAATTTATTTTTTAAAAATCGAACTTTTATTTTTGATTATCGTATTTTGTGTATTGAAATTACGATTTTTCATAGTATAATAAAGGTAGTTAAAAAATTACTATATAAGGAAGGTTTTTGAAATGGCTTTTAAAAATTCGATAAAAGAAGTGCGTTTGAAAAACAAATTATCAAAAGTTGAAATGGCTAAAAAATTAGATGTTTCAGAAGGGACAATACGAATGTGGGAAAACGGTAAAAATGAGCCGAGAATGGGAATGGTTGAAAAGATTTCTAGTTTATTTAATGTTTCAAAAAGTTATTTGTTAGGTGAAGTGGAAGAAGTAGAAATGCCTAATATAAACACTCAATTCAAAGTACCATACTATGGTCAAGTGTCAGCTGGTAATTTCGAAACTGTGGAAGTAGATACTAAGGAATTAGAAGTACCTGATATTGCTTTTAATGGTCGAAACCCTAAAGAATGTATTGCTTTACAAGTGAACGGAGATAGCATGAACAAAGTGTTATCTAACGGCTCATATATCATTATACATGATTACAGACGCAACCAAGATTATAGATTGAATAATAACGATATCTTAGTTTTACGTTTAGGTGGAGAATATACTGTAAAACGAGTGAGACGAACAGAAACGAAATTACATTTAGACCCTGTCAGTTATTCAGATGAGTTTAAAACGAATACATATGATATTGACAATACAGATGAAATTGAAGTGATAGGTAAAGTGATTTATAACTATCAAATTTTTGAGTAATAAAGGAGTATCGGGTATGAATGGAGTTTATGAACAAGAACCAAAACACTGGGACGAATTAATAAAAGTCCCAGTATATACTATGGAACAATTGGAACATATGGTAAAAAACGATATACCATTAACTGAAAACAAAGATGTTTATAAAGATTAACAGTGCCTTTTCGGCGCTTTAATATAATTTTATTTAAAGGAGAAATGTAGAATGAAAAAGGTTTTATTTTTAATATTTGCAAGTTTATTAGTATTAGGTGCATGTGGTAACAATGATAGTGAGAAAAAGGAAGATAATAAAAAGTCAGAAAGTAAATCAGACAAAAAGTCTAATAATCCAAAGAAAGATAAAAAATTAGAAAACAAAGATAAATCGAACAAAAATACTAATGATGATAAACAACAAGATAGTTCAGATGATAGTAATAACGATACTGCTAACAACGAATCTGAAAGCACACCTAAAAACGATAATGGGAAAACTCAAAGTGCTAACGGTAACGAACGTCCACAAGGTAAGACAGTTCAACCAACGCAACAAAACAACCAGCAACAAGCTAACAATAACCAACAACAAAGTAGTAATCAACAACCACAAAATAACAATGATTATATGACACAAGATGAAATTAACGAATGGAATAAAAATAAACCTACTACACATGATGAATCTCAAATGGGATATGGACGCGGAGATTATGAAGCTGCTAAAGAAGCAAGTGAAAAAGTAAGAAACGATCCAAATGCACACGTTGGTGGTCCCGGTTGGGTTAATGAAAACGAAGGGTATGATAGTTGGAAGCAAAGACAACAAGAAGCACAAGAAGCAGTAGTACAACAATAATATTTTTAGGGTAGCCCGTCTACCCTTATTATTTTTTACCTTTTTTGAGGAGGGATAACATGCAAACACGATGTTATGACGGTAAAAAATGGCAATATGAATTTAAATATGAGGGTAAGAGATATCGAAAGAAAGGTTTTAGAACGAAACGTGAGGCTAATTCTGCAGGGTTAGATAAGTTAAATGAATTAAAGCAAGGTATCGAGTACGAACCAAATTTAACGTTATACGACTATTTCAAAACTTGGTGCGAAACGTTTAAAAAATCGACGGTAACACCTAAAACCTACAAGTCCTATTCTTCTGCTATGGAACACATCAATAACCACCCTATTGGTAAGAAAAAGTTAAAAGATATTACGAGATACCACTATCAAGATTTTATTAACGAGTTTTCAAAACATCATTCGAAAGAATCTATTAGAAAACTAAACGGTTATATTAGAACATCGTTAGATGATGCAGTATACGAAGGGCTTATAGTAAAGAACCCTACCTTTAAAGTTAGTTATAGAGCTAGTAACCCAAACAAAAGTGAAGATAGTAAGTATATAAATCTAAAAGATTATGAAGTGTTAAAACAGCATTTGATGACTAAAGACAACGCATCATCACTCGTACTATTCATCATGATTTGTACTGGTTGTCGCATAAGTGGTGCTTTGAATCTAAAACGTGAATATATTAACCAAGTTAAAAGCGAAATTTATATTGATGAGCATAAAACAGATTCGTCACCACGTTACGTGTCTATTAGTCAAAAAGATATGAACCATATCATTAAGTCTATTGATCAATTACCTAGAACAATTGACGGAACTATATTTGGTGAACTAACAAACAATGCAGTTAACAAACGTTTAAAAATATATTGTAACAATTTAGGTATCAAAGAAATCACTTCACATGCTTTACGTCATACTCACTGTTCATATTTATTAGCCAAAGGCATTTCTATATATTACATTTCGAAAAGATTAGGACATAAAAATATATCAGTAACCACAGAAGTTTATTCACATTTACTTGAAGAAACTTACAAAGAAGAAGATGAAAAAGCAACACAAATAATAAGTGCAATGTGA